GGTCAGGTATCCCGTCGTGACCAGGAGCGCGCGCTGGCGTGCTGGGGAATCGACAGATAAGCAGAATATTTTGCTGAAAAATGACGTTGATCAACGCGGGCAGATAACACGAAATCCTGCAAACTGGCAAAATGTAAGTGAATAAAGTCAGGCAGATTGTTTCACGCAGAGGCACCGTAATGGTGCCTTTGTCATTTATGCGCTTCGCACAAGCGTAAATAAACCAAAGAACCTTTCAGGATGAGCCCTGGTGGATAACCGGCAGTGGTCTGGTTAACCCTCTTTGGGCTGGTTATTCCTGTGCGCAGGGTTCATCACTAAAAGGAATCAACCATGAAAGAGATGATTTCTGTCGATCATGAAATATCCATGAGTAGTCTGGATTTTCTGAATAACATTATTAACCCTATCCGGGTTGAGGCAGGGAAACCACCTCATGAACCGCGTAAGTTCCTTGCAAAAATTGAGGACGAACTTGAGCTTGAGGTAACCTGGAAAAAATTCCGGTTAAACAATAACCAGACAAGAACGGCATACTATGATCTGGATTTTGACCAGATGATGCTCGTTGGCATGAGAGAGTCAAAGGCCGTTCGTCGTTCTGTGCTGGCAAGGCTCAAAGCGATGCATGGTATTCAGATCCCCCGGACTTTACCTGAGGCGTTGCGATTTGCGGCAAAACTGGCAGAACAGAAAGCAGTGCTGGAAAATCAACTGGCAATAGCAGCGCCGAAGGCTGAATTTGTTGATAACTATGTTGAAGCATCTGGTCTGATGGGATTCCGGGAAGTTGCTAAGTTACTCGGTATCAAAGAAACCGATTTCCGGCTGTTTTTGTTGGAGAACGGAATAATGTATCGCCTCGCTGGAAAAATGACGCCTTACTCGCATCACCTGGATGCGGGGCGGTTTAGCGTGAAAACGGGCGAGGCGGGCAATGGTCATGCTTTTACGCAGGTTAAATTCACCCCAAAAGGTGTTCAGTGGATTGCTGGTCTGCTTGCTGCATGGAGAGCTACCGCAGCATGAAGATGATAAAAATGGACTGGAAATTTTTGCTGGTCTGGCTGATTCCGTTTTTATGGGTGGTTGCCCGGTTAATTACTGCTATTAATGGGTAAAGATGTCAGACAAACTCATAATGCTGGCGAAGGGCCTTTGTGTAATCGTCGGTATTTCATTTTCACTAATGCTGGTTGTTCTTTTTCTTTCCATAGCCTGGATGGCGTTGAGTTCGGCAGGGCTGGTGGGGTGACAGTGACTGATGACGACAATTTATTTAAACAGATGAGTACTGAATTTATTCGGGCAACGGCATTTGCCATTCGCATTGTGGCAATTGCGGTTCTAATCCGGGAAATCCGCTGGTGGTGAAATGAATAATAACTCTGCAAAACCGTTTCTCCCGTGGTTAGGAGGGAAGCGTCGTCTGGCAAAACATATTCTGCCGTTATTTCCTGAGCACACTCTGTATGTGGAACCGTTCTGTGGCGGTGCGGCACTGTTCTTTATGAAAAAACCGAGCTGCGCTGAAATCATCAACGATATAAACAGTGATATCGTTAATCTCTACCGTGTGGTGAAGTACCACCAGGAGGAATTTTCCCGCCAGTTTCAGTGGATGCTCGCCAGTCGTGAGATGTGGAATGAGGTGATAAATCAGCACACGGAGTACATGACGGATATCCAGCGGGCTGTCCGTTTCTTTTTTATCCAGAAGTGCGCGTATGGCGGAAGAGCATACAGTCGGGCATTTGGAGTTAAAACTCACAGACCGCAGATAATCCCCGGGAATACAGAGCAGTTATTGCAGGAAGCCCGTGATCGGCTGGCGCGGGCAACTATTGAACACCTTGACTGGGAGGTCTGTATCGCACGGTATGACCGCCCGACAACGCTGTTTTACTGCGATCCTCCGTATTGGTTGGATGGTGGTTACGGCATTGATTTTTCATTCTGCAATTATGAGCGCATGGCAGAACTTGCCCGCACAATAAAAGGCAAAATGATTATATCCCTGAACGATACGCAGGAAATGAGACGATTGTTTGAGGGGATGAATATTCATCATGTTGCTCATCGTTATACTGTACCACGTGGTAAGACAAGCAGTGTCAGCGAGCTGATAATCTGCAATTTCTGACAGGGGGCATGGTGAGCATAAACCGAATTCTTTCCGCGTTTACTGTTATTCTGCTGGTGGTCTGTGGTGCGCTTAGTCTGGGGCTGAATCATTACCGCGATAACGCCATCACCTACAAAGCGCAGCGCGATAAAAAAGCCAGAGAGCTGGAACAGGCGAATGCCACCATTACTGACATGCAGGTGCGCCAGCGTGATGTTGCTGCGCTCGATGCAAAATACTCGAGGGAATTAGCCGATGCGAGAGCTGAAAATGAAACTCTGCGCGCTGATGTTGCCGCTGGTCGTAAGCGCCTGCGGATCAACGCCACCTGCTCCGGTACCGTGCGTGAAGCCACCGGCACCTCCGGCGTGGGCAATGATGCCGCCGTCGAACTCTCTCCGGTTGCTGGACGAAACGTTCTCGGTATCAGAGACGGAATCATCAGCGACCTGGCTGCATTGAGAATGCTTCAGGAATATATCCGCACTCAGTGTATTAACTAGTATTTTTGTTATTCGGAGAATGCATGAAGAAATTACTGGTAACCGTAAAGCCTTTTCAGGGAACAATTCCGTTCCGTATTTTGCAGCGTGGTCGTGTTCTTGTTGAAGGTTCGTTCAGTGGTAAATGTACGCAATTACACTCCCGGACCTTTCAGGTGAATGCCACGAATGAAGAGCTAACCGTTGAGTGTACGATGAATGCCGCTAAATGCCGCATGGTATCCGCTGCATTTTGAGCGACCTTATTATCCATGCGCGGTATTGTCGCCGTATTCCCGTATTAACAGAGACCGCAGCCCGACAGGGAGACTCCTCTGCGCGAGTGTGCGGGGATAATCAAAAACGATACACACCGGGGTTTACCGCGTTAACGGAGCGCGGCGTTGTCCCCTCATGGTCGCTGGTCCGGTGCGATGGTGGAAGAAACTGGATTTTGTTGCAACTGATAACCATTATCATTTTCGCGGGTCCTTTCCGGCGATCCGGGCCGTTACGGGGCGGCGACCTCGCGCGTTTTCACTATTTATGAGATTTTTTGAGGGGGGTGGTTGTTGTTTAATTGTTTGGTATATCTAATTGATAAGTAAGGTGAAAATAAAATAAATACAACAACCTTACGATGTGTTTTGATGTCGTCAATGCGAAAAATGTCAATGATATCAAATGGTTTTGCAAAAACACATGGTTGTTGTATCGCTTTTTATCGATGACTTATGGAGAGGAGATGGCCTTTTTATTGAATAAAAGTGATATGGCCTCCTCCATCGGTATCTCTGTTCAGGCATTTGATAAATGGGGCGTTCCTCCTGTTGAACGTCGGGGGAGGGAAGTTTTATATGACGTTAAAACTGTACTGGAGATAGATCGCGAGCGGCGACAACACAATCAGAGAACACCTGATGACGGGGGAGAACTGGAGGAAAGGCTGCTTCGGGCCAGAGCTGAACTGACAGAAGAACAGGCTGTAGCTCAAAAACTTAAAAATCAGGTAACCGAAGGTAAGCTCATTGATTCAGACTTCTGCGTTTTCGCCCTCAGCAAACTGGCGATGGCATTGTCCAGTACGCTTGATTCCATTCCGTTATCCATGCAGCGACAGTTCCCGGATTTAACGCCACGTCATATTGACCATCTGAAAACCCTTATTGCAAAGGGCGCAAATCAGTGTGCGCGGGCAGGGGATAAATTACCGGATTTGCTGGATGAATATATCAGAGCAACAACTGAATAATATGATGGCTGCCGTTTCGGTTGCGCTGCAGCCTCTGGTCAGAGTTGTACCGATGACGGCAGTTGAATGGGCTGATCAAAATTATTATTTGCCTAAAGACTCCTCATACGGTGACGGCGAATGGAAAACGCTGCCATTCCAGATCGCCATCATGAACAGCATGGGGAATGATCAGATCCGCACTGTTAATCTGATTAAATCTGCCCGTGTTGGCTATACAAAGATGTTGCTGGGGGTGGTCGGGTATTTTATTGAGCATAAATCCCGAAACAGTCTGCTTTTTCAGCCCACGGATTCTGCCGCTGAAGATTTTATGAAGTCTCACGTGGAGGCGACGATTCGGGACGTGGCATGCCTGAAAGATCTTTCCCCGTGGCTGGGTCGTAAACATCGTGACAATACTCTCACGCTGAAACGCTTTTCATCGGGGGTGGGCTTCTGGTGCCTGGGTGGTGCGGCAGCAAAAAACTACCGTGAAAAATCCGTGGACGTGGTCTGCTATGACGAACTTTCCTCGTTCGAGCCGGATGTCGAAAAAGAGGGCTCGCCAACCCTGCTGGGGGATAAGCGTATTGAGGGGTCGGTGTGGCCAAAATCCATTCGCGGCTCGACGCCTAAAATCAAAGGCTCCTGCCAGATCGAAAAAGCGGCCAACGAGTCGGCGCATTTCATGCGTTTTTATGTGCCCTGCCCGCACTGTGGGGAGGAGCAGTATCTGAAATTTGGCGATGAATCCACGCCTTTTGGCCTTAAATGGGAGAAGGACAGCCCCGAAAGCGTTTTCTACCTCTGTGAACATCATGGCTGCGTGATCCATCAGTCTGAGCTTGACCAGAGCAACGGGCGGTGGATCTGTGAAAATACGGGGATGTGGACCCGTGACGGTCTGACGTTTTTCAGCGCCGCGGATAATGAAATTCCGCCGCCGCGCTCCATCACGTTCCACATCTGGACGGCGTACAGTCCGTTCACCACCTGGGTACAGATAGTCTATGACTGGCTGGATGCACTGAAAGATCCCAACGGCGTGAAAACCTTTGTGAACACCACGCTGGGCGAGACCTGGGAAGAGGCCGTGGGCGAAAAACTCGATCACCAGGTACTGATGGATAAGGTTGTGCGTTACACGGCGGCGGTGCCTGCCCGGGTGGTTTATCTGACGGCGGGCATTGACTCGCAGCGAAACCGTTTTGAGATGTATGTCTGGGGATGGGCACCGGGAGAGGAAGCCTTTCTGGTGGATAAAATCATCATTATGGGGCGTCCCGATGAGGAAGAGACGCTGTTACGTGTGGATGCGGCGATCAACAAAAAATACCGTCATGCAGACGGAACCGAAATGACCATTTCCCGTGTCTGCTGGGACACCGGGGGGATCGATGGCGAAATCGTTTATCAGCGGTCAAAAAAACACGGTGTTTTCCGGGTGCTGCCGGTAAAAGGCGCATCTGTCTATGGCAAGCCGGTGATCACCATGCCAAAAACCCGCAATCAGCGGGGCGTGTATCTGTGTGAAGTGGGGACGGACACCGCAAAAGAAATTCTCTATGCCCGTATGAAAGCCGATCCCACGCCTGCGGATGAAGCCACGTCGTATGCCATCCGTTTTCCTGATGATCCGGAGATTTTTTCGCAGACAGAGGCGCAGCAACTGGTGGCGGAGGAGCTGGTGGAGAAGTGGGAAAAAGGAAAGATGCGTCTGTTGTGGGATAACAAAAAGCGGCGTAACGAAGCGCTGGACTGCCTGGTGTATGCCTACGCGGCATTACGTGTGTCTGTGCAACGCTGGCAGCTTGATCTGGCT